CGTGGCTGCCGATCTCTCGCCGGCAAAGATCCGCGCGCTACGCCTGGCTGACAACCGCACCGCGCAAGAGGCTAAGTGGGATCTCGACATCCTGGCTTCGGAGTTTGCGGATCTCAAGACCATGGATTTTGAACTCGGCATCACGGGATTTGAAGCGAAAGACTGGAGTCCGTATCCAAGCGCCGATCCGTTGGACGCTTCGCCGATGGTCGGCAATCTGCAATATCGACTGGTTGTATCGTGCTCATCCGAACAGCACCAAGCCGAACTATTGCAGCGATTTGAAAGCGAGGGGCTTACGTGCCAAGCATTGATCTCGTAGTCGAAACGGCAGTGTCGCGCACGCCGCGGGCGCGCCAATTGGAAGCCATGTTCGACGTTCCGGCGTCCGAGAAATGCGCGCTCCGCTGGCAGGGTGAGCTTCCAATCGAGGTCGATGATTGGAACGTCGGCCTGATCGTTGGACCGTCTGGCAGCGGGAAAACGTCCATAGCGCGGCATTGCTTCGGAGAACACTATCACCCGCCGATGGAATGGCGCGGCAAATCCGTTGTCGATGACTTCGCGCCCGGATTGGCGATGGATCGAATCGCTTCGGCGTGCCAAGCCGTCGGTTTCAACACGATTCCGGCATGGCTTCGACCGTACAACGTGCTCAGCCACGGCGAACAGTTCCGCGTCGAACTGGCGCGGCGCCTTGTTGAACTGCCGGACCCGATTGTCGTAGACGAATTCACCAGCGTGGTAGACCGCCAGGTAGCGCAGATTGGCGCGCACGCAGTCCAGAAATTCGCGCGCCGCGAGAAACGGAAGTTCGTTGGTGTATCGTGTCACTACGACATCATTGATTGGCTTCAACCGGATTGGATATTCGAGCCGGCGACAATGCACTTTGCACGGAGGTCGCTTCAGCGACGACCAAGCCTCGATGTCGCAATTTCACGTGTTCCGTATTCCGCTTGGCAAATCTTCGCTCCGTTTCACTATCTGACGCGGGATTTGCATAAAGCGGCGCGATGCTTCGGCCTATTCGTTGGCGACCGGATAGCGGCATTCGGCGGAATGCTGCACCGACCACACGCGATTGTCCGCGATATCATGGGATTGTCCCGGCTGGTAACGCTCCCGGATTGGCAAGGTTTAGGTCTAGCAATGATTCTGTCGGATAAACTCGGCGCGGCTTACAAAGCCATCGGAAAACGGATGCACACGTATCCGGCACACCCTTCGCTGATCCGCAGTTTCGATCATTCCAAATTCTGGGCGATGACAAAAAAAGCGGGCGAATTTTCATCAAGAATGCAGGGAATGCGCGGACGATCCGACGGAACCGCGAGCTTCGGCGGCCGCGCGTGCGCCGTGTTTGAATACGTCGGCCCGTCCATGGAAGAAGCGGACGCACGCGCACTGTTGGAGGTAGCGTGAAGACTAAGCCGCCCTACGCGCCCAGCGATAACGACCGCTGCATGGTGCGCAACATGGCCGCCGCCGGCATCGCAGCGAACTGCATTCATCGGTGCCTGCCGAATCGCCCGAAGTCCGAGAAGACCTTCCGCAAAGCCTTCCGCGAAGAGCTCGATACCTCCGCTGATATCGTGAGCGCGAAGGCAATCAGCAACCTCGTGGTAGCCATCGACGCGGGGCAAGCCTGGGCGATTTGTTTCTGGCTGAAGTGCCGCGCCGGGTTCCAGGAGACGAGCGCGCACCGCTTCGTGGCGAAGGACGGCGAGGATCGCAAGATGGACATGGAGGCTGTCCGCGCCTTCATGCAGTCCGATGACCGATCCGGTTAGGTTCCAGGAGAAGTTCCTCGGCCGCAAACTCTGGGCTAAGCAGCAGGAACTCTGCCGCGCCATCACGACACACCCATCAGTCGCCGTCAAGGGCTGCCACGGTAGCGGCAAGACCTTCGCCGTCTCCGGCATGGTGCCCTACGAGCTCACCGGCCAAGACGAATCCATCGTCCTCATCATGGCGCCCACCTTGCGCCAAGTGAAAACCGTGTGGGGCGAAATCACGGCGGCGATCAGCGCCAGCAAGATTCGCTATCCGGAGCCGACTACGACGCGCTGGGAGATTTCGCCGAAGTGCTACGCGCAAGGATTCTCGAGCAGCAAGGGCGTCAATGCGCAAGGCTTCCACGGGCGACGCGTCACCATCTTCGCGGATGAAGCCATCGGCATATCGTCGGACATCTGGGACGCTATCGAAGGCATCCGCTCTGCTGGCGACGTGCGCCTCGTGACTCTCTGCAATCCGACCGTGCCCGCGGGCCCGGTGTACGAGAGCTTCACCAAACTTCGCGGCACGCCTGGCCATTGCTGCATTACGATCTCCGCATTCGACACGCCGAACCTGGCCGGTCTGACGCTCGAATCGTTGATGGCGCTCCCGGAGGATCAACTCGACTATGCGCCGTTCCCGTGGCTGACGCGCCGCCGGTGGGTACGCGAGATGTATCACAAGTGGGGGCCGCAGAATCCGCGGTTCCAATCGCGCGTGCTCGGCGAGTTTCCCCAGCAAGGCCAGTGGGCGGTATTCTCCCTGGCCTGGATCGAGCGCGCCGACCGAGAGCCCAATGCGGACGAACAGCGCGCGTCTAAGGGCTGTTACATTCAGGTGGGCCTGGACGTAGCGGCCGGCGGCGATGACGAAACGGCGGCCTGCGCCCGCGTAAATGGCACGATACTGGCGCGAGACTCCTGGAGCGAAGCCGATCCGCGCGGTTCTGTCGTCCGCTGGCTGCGCGGACTGTCGGAACGCTTTCGACTGCCGGTGGGCCTCGTGGTGGTCGATACGGTGGGAGTCGGCCACGGCATGGCGCTGCATATTGCCGACTGCGGATTCCCGGTGTTCGGCTTCAAGGCAGGGTCGAGCCCGATGGACAAAGAGCAATTTCTGAACGCCAAAGCGGAGTCGTATTTCAGATTGCGCGATTGCTATAAAGAGAATTATATCAGTCACTTATCGGACGCCATCGACGAAGACACGAAGGCGCAATTATCAGGCGTAGAATATCGCGAACTCTCCCACGGTCAGATCCAGGTAGAGCCGAAAGAGGATGCGCGGAAACGCGGCGTGCAATCGCCGGATCGTGCGGAAGCTGAAGTCATGGCGTTCTGTCGAGTGGTACCGCAGCATCAGGGCGGCCCGATAGTACCGGGCGGATTGCAGATATCCCCGATTTAGATTTCTATTGACATCCCGCCGAGGTGCGCTCTAGAATGCTAATTGTGCCTGACAAAGTGCAATTTAACGTGCTGATGGACTCCGAGACGGCTAAACTCGCGCGACTGGCCGCCATCGGCGAGAACATGCGCTTGGCGGACTGGTTGGACGAAGCCATCCGCAAGCGCGCGGGGCGTCCGATCAAAACTCCGCCGGTCAGGAGTGGCGAATGATCCGCCGATTGAAGCGCCGATGGTGCAAGATGCTGCACAGCGCGATCTACTTTGCCGGCGGCCGCACGTATCAGTGCCGAACCTGCGGAGAGCGGTTCCCGAATCCAGCCGTTCTGTCGCATCGCGCCGGGGTGCGGCCATGAGCGAGCCGCTTGTCTGCGCCGTCATGCTGGTCAACGGGCGAGCCGAGATGGTGCGCCGGGCGGTCGCGAGCTTCCGAGCGCAGACCTACGCCAACAAATCGCTGCTGATTCTGGACACCGGCGAGCCGAAGCTCGGCGGCTATTACCGTCCGAACGAAGTCTACTCGATGATGAATGGCACGGGCCTCACCTTCGGCGCACTCCGCAATTACGCGAACACGCTGGCGCAGTCGGCCGATATCATCGCGCACTTCGACAGCGATGATTGGAGTCACCCGCTGCGCATCGAAGAGCAGGTGGCGTTCCTGCAATCGAGCGGCGTAGAGGCCGTCGGCTACCGTGAGCTCCTGTTCTGGGACACGCGGACAGTAGCACATGAATGCTCTTACGACGAGCGCGAGGCTTCGTGCCCGATCTGTGTAGACGAGCAACAGCGTCAACATGAGCAACATGGCGAAGCGTGGATCTACGCGCACCCGCACCCGCAATATATCGTAGATGCTTCCCGATGCTATTGGCGGCGCGTCTGGGAAGCGCACCCATACCGCGAGGACTGCAAGTACCCCGACCAGGATTGGTGGTTGCACCACAGGCCGCTGTGCGCGGCCGAATCGGCAATAGCGGGAGCCGAGTCGCGAATAATCTGCGGCATTCACGGCGGTAACACAAGCGAGGCGTACTTAGCTAAGCACATGATCGCGCCGGGCTGGAAACGTGCGCCGAAGTTCGACAGCTATTGCGCGGAGAGGATGCGGTTATGAAAATCCTGGCCATCGTCTGCACGTTTCAGGAGGCGGACATAATCGGCTGGACCGTGCGCCACCTCAAGCGGCAGGGCTGCGACGTGCTGGTGATCGACTGTGAGAGCACGGATGAAACCGTGATGGTGGCGCACACGGCCGGCGCAGAGATCCTCCGCCATCCAGCGCCGCCGGTGTCCTGGCACGAACTCTTGCGCCAGGTGGAAAAGATCGCAGCCGGGGCTGACGCCGACTGGATTATGCATTGCGATGCCGACGAACTGCGCTACAGCCGTTACCCTGATGATGTCTTGGCTCAAGCATTCCAGAACGTCCAAGACTCAAGCTTCAACGCCGTCGATTTTCAGGTGCTCACGTTCCACCCGGTCGACAATGGCTTCGACGGCTCACAAGACCCCGAGCAGTACTTCCGCTATTACAGCGACGACCCGCTCAACCAGCGCATCGGCCAGGTGAAAGCATGGCGCAACGTCGGGCCCGTGAGCCTCGCGGCCAGCGGCGGCCACCAGGTGCAGTTTCGCGGCCGACGCATCTGCCCGGTGAAGTTTCTGTCGAAGCACTACCCGATTCGCTCACAGGCGCACGGCGAGCGCAAGGTATTCGAAGAACGAAAGTGGCTCGATCAAGCGCTGGGGCGCCAGGGCTGGCACGTGCAATACAACGGCATCGTGCCGGGGCACAGCTTTCTCAAATATCCGAAATGCCTGATGGAGTGGAAATGAGTTACATCGTCGAAAAGAATGTGCCCCTCCCCGATAAAAAAAGTCAGTCAGGGACGCTGAGTCAGTTGCCGTGGGATCGGATGGAGGTAGGAGATTCCTTTGTGTATGAGCACAATTCCTCCGGTGGGCTAAGAAAAGCCGCAAAGAATGCAGGAATCGAAATTCTCATTAAAGGAATTAGTGTGATACACACAGTTGGCCATGGGACAAAGTGCGATAAATGGCGGATTTGGAGAGTCAAATGATTCTCGACTCCAACTTACCGCCGATCCTGGAGACCGCGCCCTGGATGCTCTCCGACGGCGGCGCGCTCGACGTGGACCGCTGCCCGGACTGCTGGGAGCGCCGCGCGCACATCGAGCGCTACACGTGGGCCTGCCGCGTCTGCACTGGCATGCGCGTGCTCGACTTCGGCTGCGGCGTCGGCTATGGCTCCGAGATGCTGGCGGCGGCGGGAAACAGCGTCACGGCGGTGGATACGTCGGAATTCGCATTGGCTCTAGCCGAGGAATTCCATCCCGGCCCGATGTATCTGCCTACGATTCCGAGCAAGTATCCATTCGACGCCTGCGTGGCCTTCGAGGTCCTCGAGCACCTGGACGACCCGCAGCACTTCATCGACACGGTTCCGGCACGGCACCTGATCGTATCCGTTCCGGTGCGGGTGGAACAGGACAACCCGCATCACAAACAGCACTTCACAAGTTGGCGTATGCGCGCGATGTTACTGAGGCGCTTCCTGCCTCGCTCCTGTTGGCAGCAAACGGAGCCGTATCACTGGGACCCGAGCATCGCGGTATTCCACATGGAGGCGCGATGACGAACCGAACAATGAATCGTTTCGTTGAGTTGGGGACTATCGATTTCAAGACTGTCCGGCTTATCCCAGCAAAGATTACAGGTGCGGGAGATATCCCGGTATCGGTTGCTGACATTGAGGACGTGGTGGAGGGCAACATTTACGACCATGAGGGAGCGGACTGAATGGCTTACTCAGTGATAATTCCGTCAAGAAACATCGACAACCTGCTGGCGTGCGTTGGCGCGCTGCGAGCGGCCGGTGAGACTGCCCGCGTGATAGTCGTCTGGGATCACGGGAAGCCCGCGCCGCCCGGCGTTCAGTGCCGCGCAATCCCGGCGACTGGCGACCAGCATCTCGAAGTTTACGAAGGCGTCTCGCCGTTCTGCTTCGCCCGCAACTGCAACATCGGAATCGCTGCGGCCGGAACGGATGACGTGGTGCTGCTGAACGACGATGCGCTACTAGAGTCAGGATCACATTTCGAGGATCTTCGACCGTCAGACGGCTACGGCACCGTCGACGCAACGACGAACGTCACCGGCTATCCAGAGCAATGGCGACGGCGATTCGATGCCGCCCAACTATGCCGCGAGGTCCAGCTTTGCGCCTTCGTGTGCGTCTACATACCGCGGCGCACGCTCGATATTGTGGGTCTGCTCGATGAGCGATTCTGCGGTCCCGGGGTCTACGGCGGAGAGGATGTCGATTACTGCCTGCGCGTGCAGCAGGCCGGCCTGAAGGTGGGTGTTTCCGACCTGTGTTTCGTCGATCACGCGAGTCTAAAGAGCACGTTTCGCGGCGCGCATCCGACGAACGGCGCGCCGGGCGACATCCGCGAGTCAAGCCGGATCGGGCGCGAGAAATGGGGCGACAAATGGCCGAGGCTGGGGGGCATAACCGGCGCGCCGAAGTTGGCACCTCCGAATCGGATAAACGTCTACACGTGCTCAAAGTGCGGCGGCTACACGGTCACAATTGACATTCACGAGGGAGTAACTCCATTCATGCTGTGTTGTCGCGCGAGCGGCAGAGAGGGTGACTGCCGCGGCATGGCCGAGAGTTCGTTCTACCCGAGCGGAGAGAAGCCGTCCTGGATACCCGATCCGGCGTGGGAGTGGTTCAAGCCCGTTGGGCCTGAATATCGTAAGCTGAATCGAGCAATGCGAGAGCACGTCGATAAGGGCGGTCTGGATATCAGGCCGAGGCTGAGATGCGCCGATAGGGGAATAATGGCCAATCTGACGCTCGTCTACGTCGCGAAGGATCAAGTCGGGCTCGATGCGTTCGACCTGACGCACATGACCGGAGCCGAGGTCATCGGCTGGGCGAACGATGCCGGGCTCGCGCTCTCGCGTATCGGCAACGAGATGCTCGACCGCTGCAAGTCTCTCGTGTTCGGCCTCTGTCACGCGGACGCGGTCTTCGGCCCCGGCGCGCTCGATGCGTTCGTGGCCGAGGCGATGCGCGGTGCCGTCTGCGGCATCGTGGGCATCGATCTGGCCGGCCTCTATCGATGCTCGTTTGAGAGCCGTCGAGACTCGTGGTGGCAAGGCGAAGGGGCCGGCCGAGGCTGGGCGCATGAGAACGAGAATGGCTTGGTTCACTCAAGGCCACGCTGGCCACCAAGCCGCATACTCACAGGCGGTCCCGGCGAGGTCTCGACGCTCGACGGAATGGCGGTCTTCTTCCGCCGCGACCTGGGCCTACGATTCGACGAGGAGACCTTCACTGGCTACCACTGCCACGTGGAAGACCTCTGCCTCCAGGCGCACTCTCGCGGCATCCCGGTAACGGTTCCAGCGGCAGACGCGCACCACCGCAACCATATACAGAGTCAGGCGTTCTTGGCCGACTATCGCCGCTATCGCGCGAAACTCGCGGCGAAATGGGCAGGCACGGAGTTCAGAACGACATGATGGGATCGCAAGACACGCTACACTGATGACGAATGGCACCACACAATCCGAACAATCCGAGATATCTGATAATCGTGGCGCAGAGCCGCATACTCCTCCAGATGGCTGTTGACCCGAAGTTGGCCGATGGCGTCTGGGAGTGCAGCGGGCCGCCGTTTTGGGACGCGCAGACCCGCGAGTGGTGCCAGGCTATCGTGCGGCG